CGAACCCACCCAATCAGATCATTCTCGGCAACGCCCGAATTGCGCCCGCATGGCGCTCGCGCGTTCGCACGAAACGGAGGCCATTTATGGCTACGACCTCCTTTGGAGTGAACGACTCTTTGGCCGTCAAGTTGTGGTCAAAAGAGCTGACGCGCGCTGAGCGCGAAATGTGCGACATCGTCCCGTTGATGGGCGAGGACGCCAATTCAATCATTCACATCAAGAAAGAAACCAGCAAAGGCGCTGGCGATAAGGTCACATTCGGCCTTCGCACGGTCCTTAGCGGCGACGGCATGACGAGCACCGATGTTGCCGAGGGCAACGGCGAGTCGCTCACGACCTATGCTGACAGCATCTACATTGAAGAGCTCGGCCACGTTGTCGGCGTGAAGTCTGAAAACACGATCGACGCTCAGCGCGTGCCCTTTGACCTCCGCGCCGAGGCGAAAGACGCACTTGCAGAGTGGTGGGCTAAGCGTCTGTCCGTCAGCTTCTTCAATCACGTCTGCGGCAATACCGTTCAGACGAACACCAAATACACCGGCCTGAACAGCACGACCGCGCACACGAGCACCCGGCGCATCTTCGCCGGCACCGCATCGAACGACCAATCCCTTACGTCGTCCGATACATTCACGCTGGACCTGATTGACCAGGCCGTGGAAATGGCGAAGACCGGCGATAACATGATCCGCCCTATCAAGATCGGCGGGCAGGATCGGTACGTTGTCTATATGCACAACTACCAAGTGACGAGCCTCCGCACGAACTACTCGAGCGGCCAGTGGGGCGACATTCAGAAGGCCGCCCTAATGGCCTCGAATGACACCAAGCACCCGATCTATAGCGGCGCGCTCGGCGTCTACAACGGTTGCGTCCTCCGCTCCACGCAAGACATTCCGCTGGGCGTTAACAGCTCGACCGGCGCTGCCGTATCAAGCACCCGCCGCGCGGTTCTGCTTGGCGCACAGGCTTGCGTTGCCGCCTACGGCCAGAAGAACGGCGCCGGCAAATATCGCTGGAATGAGGAGCTCTTTGACCACAAGCGCCGCCTCGAGGTTAGCGCCTGGTCAATCATGGGCCTCAAGAAGACCGTCTTCAATTCGGCGGACTTCGGCTGCCTCACCATCAGCACCTATGCCGCGGCTTCGTCCTGATAACGGCTAACTAGGAGACACTCACATGGCTACTGGAACAGCCGGCACCACGGCGCGCGAATATCACACGAAACAGGTGCATTACATTACAAAGGCGTTCACGAAAGCAGACGCAACGTCGGTCCTCACGATCGGCATTGTCCCTGCCGGATCATACGTCCTGCGGGGCGGCGTGGTTGTGACGGAGGCGTTCAACGCCGGCACAAACAACCGCCTGGACATCGGCACTTCGGGCGATGACGACGGGTTCGCAACCGACCTCGCGCTTGGCACTGTCGGCGTGATCGTTGCCGACGAAATGGCCACGACGAACGACGCCTATTGCTCGACCGATACGACCATCACATGCACCGTTGACGTGACCGGCACGGCCGCGACGACGGGCACCGCGTTGGCGTGGGTCGAATACATCGTCCCGTGATGATCCGGGGCGGCTTCGGCCGCCCCTCTCACTCTAACTCAACGGAGATCATCACATGGCTACGGGACAGGCCGGCTCGCCGGAAATGCTACGCCGCAATCAGGTTGTGCAAATGGCGGCGCACGCAACCGACGTGGGCACGGCGACGGCTTCGGCTGGCGCCGCGACCCTCAATGCGTATTCGGGCAAGATCACAACCGAAGCGCTGACGACCGCGCAGGACGCGCTCTATACGCTCACGATTACGAACGACAAAGTAGCCGCCGCAGACCTGGTTTTCGCGTCGGTTGCGAACGGCACGAACACGCAGGGCACAACGGTTATCAAGTCGATTACGCCGGCTGCGGGTTCGCTTGTCATCGTCGTGGCGAACAAGCACGCAACGGCGGAGGCGCTCAACGGCACGCTTAAAATCAGCTTCCACGTTGTGAAGGCGATCGCCTAATGCTCGGAACCGCGCGCAAGCTGCTTTTGTTCGATGGCGGCGCTATTGCTCCCGTTGTCGAACAGGACACCGGATCGCAGACGACGGGGGGCGCCACAAGCGACACCGCGACGTTTGCAAACACCACAGTCACGGGGCGCGGCGTGATTGTGGTCCTCGCTCTCAAAGGGGCGCGGCAAGTCTCAACGATCACCGATAACAAGTCGAATACCTATGTCCGCGTCGGCCGGGCTGCCGACAGCACGGATTGCAGTGTGGAAATGTGGTACGCGCAGCCAATCACAGGCGGCGCATCGCATCAAATCACAGTCACATTCGACGGGACCACATACTGTGTGTGGGGCGCGCTCGAGGCATCGCGCGTCAAGGGCGGCGGCGCCTTCCTCGACACGCGCACCGTCAACACCAAAACGCGCGGCGGCTCTGGATCGTCTGCAGCGGTTTCAATTTCCTCTGGCCTGCCGCGATCAGCTAACGAGCTCTTCGTGGCCATGGTCGGCATTGCGGGCGGCGGCGCGGATGCCGGTATCGATACGCCAAGCGCTTGGACAAATCTTACGCTGTTCCAAGACTATGACGGGACGATGGCCGGTCATGGGGACCATCGCATCAACGTGAATGCGAACACCGTCAGCGCGACATGGACGAATGACACCACGACAAGCCCGTATGCCGCAATAATCGCGGGCTTTCGCGGTGAAAACGGCATTTCAGGGGGCATTGCGCCGCCCGTCAACACCGTCGCGCCGGCCATCACGGGCACGACGACAGAAGGCCAAACCCTCACATGCTCTACCGGAACGTGGAGCAACTCGCCCGCCAGCTATACCTATCAATGGAAGGACGACGGCGTTGCGATCAGCGGCGCGGTTGCAAGCACTTACGTTCTGACCGCGAGCGAAGTCGGCGCAACAATCACTTGCACAGTTACGGCCTATAACGACGGCGGCAGCGCGAGCGCGACGGCGACGGGTGTGGGCCCAATCGGCGCTAATACGGTCATTCTCGACAGCCTGAGTTCGTCCGCAACGTCGGCCTTCAGTGTCAAGCGCAAGTTGCGCGCGAGCTACGCCGGTTCTGCCTTCCGTGTCCGCCGATCCAGCGACAGCACTGAGCAGGATATTGGCTTTGTCAACAATGTGGTGGACACAGCATCGCTGCTGTCGTTTTGCGGCGCGGGCGATGGCTTTGTCGTCACTTGGTACGATCAATCCGGCAGCGGGCGCGATGTCACACAGGCGACCGCCGCGAGCCAGGCGAAAATCGTTTCGTCCGGCGCTCTGATAACGACTATCAACGGCGAGATTACGCTGCAATTCGACGGAACAGACGATTATTACCAAGGCAGCGGCGCGTTTTCGGCGATCTTCGGAAACGGTGTCGCCACCACGACGGCTGCAATGACGGCATTCCAGACCATGCGGCCAACGGCGGGCGGTGGCGCGAGCACGTATCCCACTGTTGCGCAGAGCAACCGGCCTCTTGTGGCGGATACGGGCGGCGGCATCATGCCATCGGGCGTCTATACGCCGGGCAATCCCGACTATGCGATCTGTTACGGATACAACGGGACCACGGGGCGATGGGTGGCGCTCAACATTGGCGAAATCAACGGATCACCCAGTGTTCGCGTCATAATGATGCGTTACGCATCCAGCACAATCCGGGGCTATGCAAATGATGGCACTTCAAGCTCTGACGGCAGCGCCGGAGCCACGCTTTCTGTCGGTGACGGAACAAACCGACTAAGGATCGGGCGTTCATATCAAAGCTCGTACTACACCGGCACTGCAACCGAGATCATCCTATTTAATGCTGCGCTCTCCACGGCCGACGTGAACACGCTCGGCACGGACATGGCGTCCGAGGCCGGCATTAGCTGGACAACGTATTCATAACCCGATCAGGAGCACGACCACATGCCTATGCGCGCTTATGACGACTTCACGAGGCCGGCCGACACCACGGCTTATGCTGACGGCGATTTGATTGCGAACAGCACGACGGCCGGCAGCGTCACGCCGCTGACGTTCACGACCTCTCGCGTTGTCGGGCAAGGCACGATCAGCGCCATTCGCATGTATAAGAGCGGCCCGACAGCGACGAACTTTAACGTGACGCTGTATCTATTCACGGCATCGCCAACGGTTACGAACGGCGATAACGGCGCCCTCGCAGTCTCGACCGCTCTCTATCATATCGGCAGCATTGACTGCGATTGCACGACGGGCGGCCTTGCAGGCACGGTCGGGCTGTCCAAGCGCTTCACGATCACGAACGGCATAACTTTTGATCTGAGCGCCGCCAACTCTGGCGAGCGCCGGCTTTATGGGCTGCTCATGGCTAACGCAGCCTACACGCCTGTTTCCGGCGAGACGTTCCGGGTGGATTTGGAGATCATCTAATGCCGCGCCGTCTCTCGGCTCAGTTCAACAGGCCCGCGAACACGACGGCTTATGCGTCGGGTGATCTGGTGGCCAACTCGGCAACGGCCGCGAGCGTCGTCGGTTTGTATTGGGCCACGTCGAGCGTGAGCGGGCAGGGCACCATATCGCGCGTGAGGCTCTACAAAAGCGGGCCGTCAGCAACGAATGCGAACTTCCGCATTCACTTCTATAGCGCCGAGCCCGACGTGACCAACGGGGACAACGGCGTTTTCGCGATCGACACGGCCCGTTATCACTTGGGCACCGTCGATTGCGACATGAGCAGCGGCGCGCATTCGGGCACGGTCGGGCTGTCGGAGGTGTTCGCGATCACGGGCGGCCTCACGTTCGACATTACGGGCGGCGCCGGCAATCGCGAGCGGCGGCTATACGCTTTTATCGAGGCGCAAGCGGCCTACACGCCGGCATCCGAAGAAACATTCATCGTGGAACTGGAGCTGACGACATGACGACCAAGGGCGTTATGCGAGCTCGGATAGCGAGCGAATTGCGCCGGCAAAATATCGGCTCGCAAATCGATCAGGCCATCAGCACGGCGATTGACGCCTATCAAAGCGAGCCGTGGGCCTTCTCCGAGGTTCGCAGCACCACATTCGAGACGGTAGACGGAA